AATCCGAATATCGTAATAGAACCTGGAAAATTCGTAGTAACTAAATCCGAATCCAACGATTTGGCGGCTCTCGCCGAACTTGATATGTCCTTCGATTCGAAAATCGGAATTTACGATTTAAAGGAATTTCTATCTGCCATTAAAATGGTTGAGAATCCTGAGTTCAACGTAGAATCTGAGAACCGATACGCGACCTTGAAATCTTCATCGGGCAGATCGAAAATCAAATACTTTTTTTCTGAGCCAGATAACTTGATCCATTCGACCGAAAAGAAATTCAGGAATCTTCCAAGTGACGACAATCCGATAACATTTCTTTTGGACGCCGACACGATTTCGAAAATCAAAAAAGCAAAATCGATTCTAAAGAAAGATATTCTTCAAATTTCAGCTGCAAATGATATAATTAGCTTAGCAGTTGTTGATCCTGATAATAAGACGGCGAACTCATTCGAAATTGAAGTCGCTGGCGATACGCACGGATTAGATATAACTCGAAAACTGAACTTGAATAACTTGAAATTCATCCATGGCGATTACAATGTTGAGATGCATTCTAAGATAACGACGTTCTTTAAACACACCAACAAAAACTTGACTTACGTAATTTCACCCTTAAGGTAGAATAAAAATGAAAAAAGATAAAGATAAGACAGAAGCAGAAGTTAACACGGATTTCGAGGACCTGGCAACCCGTACTTCGAGGTCCACTATTGCTGTAATCGATTCCCTGATGGGCCGTGGCGCCTTCAAAGGCGAAGAAGCATTGGCTATTGGTCAATTAAGAGAACAGTGCATTCAGGTTATCCAGACTATTGAAAGCAAACACAACTCCTAAGGGATATTTTATTATGAAAAAGGATTTTATCTGGGACGAGAAATATCGTCCCTCGAAAATCAAGGACGTTATACTGGTTCCAGAGCTAAAGGATACGTTTCAGAGCATAGTCGAAACCGGTGAGGTTATGAACATGCTCTTTACCGGTACTCCTGGTTTAGGAAAAACGACTGTCGCCAAAGCCATATGCGAAGAATTGGATGTTGATTGGATTCTCATAAATTCTTCCGAAGAAGGGAACATCGACACCCTAAGGAATAAGATAAAACAATTCGCCTCTACTGTTTCATTTTCGGGTGGATATAAAGTCGTCATCTTGGACGAGGCCGATGGTCTGAATGCTAACTCGTTTCAGCCAGCTCTCCGAGCCTTCATGACTGAGTTTTCTAACAATTGTAGGTTTATCTTAACTTGTAATTTCCAGAGTAAAATAATCGAACCTCTGAAATCTCGTTGTTCCGTCTACAATTTCAATACGACGAAAAAAGATATGGCTCCATTGGCTTTACAAATGCTCAATAGATCCAAGGTAATTTTGGATGCAGAAAACGTTGAATATGACATTCCTACGCTTTCTAGAATTATTCTAAAATACGCGCCAGATTGGCGTAGAACTATCGGTGAACTTCAACGTTTATCTCGAGGAAAAAGCAAGATCGAATCCAATGATCTTACTCTATTGTCTTCAGATCAGTATTCCGATTTGGTTGGATACCTTAAAAAGAAAGAATACACGAAATCCAGAGCCTGGGTGGTGGACAATATGGACACTGACTCATCGTCTCTTTTTAGCGCTTTGTACAACAAAGGGTGGACGATGGCGAAACCTGATACTCTTCCTAACCTGATCCTGATTTTGGCTGAATACTCTTATAAATCAGCCTTCGTCGCGGATCAAGAGGTTAACACGATGGCCTGTATAACAGAAATAATGTCCCAAGTGGAGTGGAAATAATGACACCGTCAATTATATATGATTTTGAGACTCTAGGAACGGATCCTAAAAATTCGGTAGTGCTATCCGTAGCTGCTCTGGTGTACGACGAAGAGAGGTTATTGAATAACCCATATACGTTCGAGGAACTATTGTCAGAAACTAAAGAAATCAAATTTTCGGTCGCGGATCAGGTAAAAAATCACCGAATGCGAATCGATCCGAACACAATGGCCTGGTGGAAGAAACAGTCCGATGAGGCGCGGCGTGTTCTAGAACCAAGCCTTGATGATAAACCACTTTCGGATATCGTTGAGTTCTTTTCTGGCTTTAACCCTGGAAACATGAAAAAGGTGTATACGAGAGGAAATACATTTGATCCTATTTTTCTAGGAGAGATATACAAACGCCTGAAAGTTCCGGATCCGTTCAAATGGTGGTGCATCAGAGATACCAGGTCGATGATCGATGGGTTAGCTTTTGGATCTGGTATCTCGGACAAATTTGTCCCGCCGGAGTACAAAGCGATATTCATTGCCCATAATGCGAAGCACGATATCGTAATAGACGTTATCAGAATGCAGACCTTGGTGCAGAAATTATTTGGAGACGATTGATGTCTTATTTTTGTCAGTTGTACGTTCAGAATAACTGTAGATATTGTCGAATTATGAAGAAAATTCTTAGGGGATGTTCGAGGATAGATTACGAGGAGATCAACATTTCTGGACTTGATCCGGCCGCCCGAAATAAGTTCAAAACTCGGTATCGGACGGTTCCTCAGCTTTTGTATAAAGGCGTGAAGATAAACAATATAAATACCGTTCAGCTGACGAATAAATACCTAACAGACGCGATGAAAAGAGTTGATGATGAAATCTCCAAAAAAGAAGACAACGACCTTGTGGGACTTTCTCAAAGGAATCAATGAAACCAAGATTCCCCATTTTGACGAGGAAAGCAGTTCTGATTATTCTCCGTACATAATAAACCGCGCGTTATCTAATTTTTCTGATACCGTCCTGATGGCTAATGAGATGAATTTGAATCCTCAAATTCCTAAGCGTTTTCAAGAACTATTTCTAATAAATATCATAAGGAAGCGAAAGCGTTTCTCTAAGTGGAATAAAGCCACGAAGATTAGTGATATTGAGGAAGTTAAAGCGTATTATGGATACTCAAATAAAAAAGCAAAATATGCTATGAAACTCTTATCACCAGAGCAAATAACAAAAATAAAAGAAAAGGTACATGCTGGTGGAAGAACTTATTGACAACTACGTAAAGTGGACTCTAGACGACATGCTAGAGGTCACGTTGAATGAACCGGATGATTTCCTGAAAATAAAGGAAACCCTCACGCGAATTGGAATTTCATCGATGAATAAGAGACTGTTCCAGTCGTGCCATATTTTGCATAAACAAGGAAGATATTACATTATGCACTTTAAGGAGCTTTTTCTATTAGACGGAAAGAAATCAAATCTGGAAAAGAACGATATCGCCAGACGAAATACGATAACTACTCTTCTTTCCGACTGGGGTCTTTTATCCATTAACAAGGATATGACCGGAGTCGACCTGGCGCCCTTGAATCAGATAAAAATAATATCCTTCAAAGACAAAAAAGATTGGACTTTGTCTCCTAAGTATTCTATTGGTAACAGCTAATACCCCAGTGACTAGCGAGTATACCGAATTTGAATAACTAAGATACGTCAAACTGTGTTAAATATCATCTGTAATCAAAACAAGGAAGTTTACAGATGCGAATCCACGTTCAAAGCCAAACATCATTCATCAGCCCTATCTCTGAAATTGTTTCCGATTTTCTCATTTACAGTTATGAGAAGATCGTTGATGGTCTGACGAAAGGTTATACGGACAGAAAAAATCTCGATAATCTAAGAAAAATCTGGAGAGCTGAATACCGATACGAAACGTTCGAATACGTTTGCCATGTGCACTTCTCGGAGATCAACAAATGAAATACATAACCCGATTTTTTCTTTCGTTTACTAAACGTATCAGAACCTCCGATGAGGAGATATATCTTTCTAAATCCGTCGATCACGCTGACTTAGAATCAAGAATAAAAAAACTTAGATATTCTGGATTTTATCTCTAAATTCGCAATACGCATATGATATATAGATTTAATGACAAGGATACTACATTATGCAGAATTTCTATACATCTATAAGCCGGCATATGAACAATCTTCTGTACAGAGGATATAATCAATCCGGCAAACAGATAATGAAAAAGATTAAATTTGAACCTACTCTTTTTCTACGAACCCAAGAGAAAACTAAATACAAAAGTTTGTATGGACAGAATTTGGAGCCCCATAAGCTTTCATCGATGTCTGAAGCAAAGAAATTTCTTTCGACGTATTCTGAAATCGAAAATCTCGAGGTTTTTGGTACAACGAACTACATACACCAGTATATCACAGAGAGATTTCCGAATGACATAAAATTCGATTATGACAAAATCACAATTGCCCATATCGATATTGAGGTCGATTCTCCAGATGGATTTCCCACACCGGAAGAAGCAGCTCACCCTGTAGTCTCTATTGCTTTGAAACTATCGACTGAAGATACTTACGTTATCTGGGGAACCAAGAAGTATGATCCAGCCAAAAATCCAGACAAGAAAAAAATTCGATACATAATGTGCAAAAGTGAGGAAGATCTGTTGTTTTCCTTTTTGCGTTATTGGAATAGAGACGATCGGATACCTGACGTTATTAGTGGTTGGTATATCGAATTTTTTGATATACCATATATGGTTAATCGTATCACCAACCTGATGGGTCACGAAGAAGCTCTGAGATTATCTCCATGGAAAATCATAGCATCAAGAAATGTTAATACAAAATTTGGCGCTAAAAATACTGCGTATGATCTTGTTGGTATCCAGACCTTGGATTACCAGAGTTTGTTCAAGAAGCATCCGCATAAGTACGGTCCTCAAGAGAATTATAAGCTAGATACCATTGCTAATACCGTTCTTGGTATTCGAAAATTATCGTATGATGAATATGGATCCCTCAAGACTTTGTACAGGGAGAATCCTCAGCTTTTTTACGATTATAATCTTCGAGATATAACTCTTATAGAAGATATCGAATCTGTGATGAAACTCCTGGAGATCACGATATCCACCGCGTACATGGGTGGAGTGAATTTCGTCGAGGCTCTAGGGACGACTTCGATATGGGATTCCATCATTATGCGGAAACTCATGCTGAAGAACGAAATCGTGCCGCCGAATGACATAAAATCTGCTGAGCACTATCCTGGTGCCTATGTAAAAGAGCCAGTTCCTGGAGTTTACAGATTTCCTGTGGGAGTAGACCTGGATTCTCTTTATCCGATGACCATAGTTCAATACAATATCTCTCCTGAGACTTTTATCGGAAAAGAGTTTTCGTCGGATCCTAAATTTTATATGAACTTGTCCGAACCTATTGAGACGAAAGACCGGTGTGTTTGCGCTAATGGAGTAACTTTCGATAACCGGTATCCTGGAGTAATTCCCGAAATCGTTGCTGAGTACTACGCGAATCGTAAGGAAAAAAAGAGAGAAATGCTTAAACTCTCGAAGGAATTCGAGATAAGTAAAGATCCAGCCATAAAGAAGAAATCTGAAATTCTGTATAACGAACAGATGACCATAAAAATTCTTTTAAACTCTGTATACGGGGCGATGGGAACTCGATACTTTAGATATTACAACGTACTTATGGCCGAAGCGATTACACTGACGGGACAGATAACCAACTCAACAGCCGAAAAATCGATAAACGATACCATGAATAAGATCATGAAAACGTCAAATTTTGACTACGTGGTGGCCATGGACACGGATTCCTGTTATATCAATTTGGGATCATTTATCGATAAATTTGCGTCGAAAAAGAACCTAAGCGAGAAGTTGGATTTTATCGACACCTTTGTAGAGTCGGTCGTGCTCAAAGAGGTTCACCGGTGTTTTAGAACTGTCTGCACAAATCTGAATGGATATAAGTTTAGTATGCATATGTCCAGAGAAACGATATCTGATAAGGGCATCTGGACTGCGAAAAAGCGATATATTCTCAATGTTCTCGATGACGAAAACGTTAGATACTCTGAGCCTAAACTAAAACTTGTTGGAATCGAAGCGATTAAATCGTCTACGCCATCAGTAGTAAGAGACAAATTTAAAGAGCTATTCAAGCTTATAATGGAAAAAGATACCACGGACGTTATTGCCTTCGTCGAGGATTTCAAAAAGGAATTTTACGAACTGGCCGCGCATGAAATCGCCTCACCCCGAGGGGTCAACGGCATTAAGAAGTATCTGAATTCAGATGGATACTACAAAAAGGAAAAAGGTCTTGGCGTTCCGATAAACTCTAGAGCTGCCATTCTTTACAATTACTACCTTAAAGAGTATGATGTTCACGGCAATTTTGACCAGATATACGAAGGCGATAAACTCCGATACCTTTATCTCTCTCTTCCGAATCCAATAAAGGAAAATGTTATTGGCTTTTTGGATTTTCTTCCCAAAGAATTCAAACTGGACGCATATATAGATTATAAGACTCAGTTTGAAAAGACATTTGAGGTTCCGGCCAGACCAATTCTAGCGGCTCTGGGTATCTCATTAGATAATAATCTATCATTTGGAGACCTATTGTAATGGGATTATCTGGCGCTTATCACATAAAAACAGCCGATTCCAAAAGAAATAAGAACGATTTTTACCCCACTGCCCCGATAGCAACGTACGCCCTGACACAGAATCACGATGTTCCTTCTAAAATTTTAGAACCGGCCGCAGGTGAGGGATGGATTTCGTATGAATTAAATAAAAATGGAATTCAGACATTATCCCAAGATTTGTACCAGTATTCAAACACTCTTGTTCCAGTTGATTTTGGTATCGATTTCATGGAATCTCCAAAAATGGATGTAGGAGGCATGATAACGAACCCGCCCTTTAGATCGGGAATGCCTTTGAAGTTTGTCGAAAAATCTTTAAAACAGTATGATTTCACTGCGTTATTTTGTCGATTAACGTTCTTAGAAACAGGCAAACGCGGAAAATTTCTACAAGAATACCCAATGACGAAAATGCTTGTCTTGTATGACAGGATTAATTGCGACTCTACGTATTTTCATGATACGAAAAGACAATTAGGCGGGATGATCGCCTACGCTTGGTATATTTGGGACAATAGAGTATCAACGAAAAACGAAATTGCGTTTTGTTCTCCCAAGGACATTATGCCAGAATTTATAAAACTTAGAGGAAAAAACTATGTCTAAAGATTTTGTCGCCGACTTGCATGATATGCATGATAAGATGGGAGCCCTTACCTGGGTAAAGAATCATAAGTCTGATCCCGAACTTCTGAAAAAGTTAATGGTATTCAGATTGAAATTTCTCAGAGAAGAATTGAATGAGGGATTCGACGCTCTCATTGACGAAGATCCAGAAGAACTGGTGGATTTTCTTATAGATCTCATTGTTGTCGCTGTCGGAACGCTCGATCTATTTGAGATTGACGCCTACAAGGCATGGGACGAAGTTCATAGGGCAAATATGGATAAAAAACCAGGCGTAAAACCTAACCGTCCTAACCCGCTTGGTCTGCCCGATCTGATGAAACCCGAAGGTTGGAAAGGTCCTGATCACTCCGATAACCATGGGTTAATTCCAGCGTGCTATACAACTAAGAGAGATGCGCTCATCGAAAAAGCTTTTGAGTGATGGCAGACGAAGTTGCGCTCACTCTTTTTAAGAATCTGTATGATGTCAAGACTGATAAGCGAATGTCGTTTGACAGTTTCAGTCTGCTAGAAGGGTTTTTGTACAAGCTTTCAAAAATCAAATATGATAAGAAGAAGGACGCTCCTTTGATGTCTCCAGCCATATACGAAACCGGAACAAGGAAAAACGTAAATGTTATTTCTTGGGCCGGCTGGGCTGGAGTAGATATAGACGATTTTGCTTGCAATGACGCGAATGCTCAGCTGAGCATCATTAATGGTTTTCCCAATGTAAACTATGTGTGCTATTCCACTGCCTCATCCACAGTCGATAAACCTAAGTTTAGACTCGTTATTGAGTTATCCAGATCAGTTACCGCCGCCGAAATCCGACATTTCTGGTACGCCCTAAATAAGGAATTAGGAGATGTTTCCGACGGGCAATGCAAAGACTATTCGCGGATGTATTTCGTTCCTGGGACCTACAAAAATTCCAATAACTTTATCTTCTCTAACTACGCTAAACCTATGAGCGTAGATTTTATTTTAAAGAAGCACGAGTACGAGACAAAAACTCCAAAATCGTTTTTCGATAATTTACCGAAAGCGGTCCAGGCGGACATAATTTCCCAACGGAAAGAGAAGAGTTCTAATTCAAGTTTTTACTGGTCCTCTTACCGAGAGTGTCCGTTCTGGCCCAAGAATTTGGCCCTAGAATATCTCATGATTTCTGACACTGGTTGGTATTCTAAGATGTACGCGATAATGGTTTCTATTGCGGCCAGAGCAATAAAACGTCAGTATCCGATATCGGCCCAAGAAATATCTGACATGTGCCTAGAATTTGACGCGAATCACGGCAATTGGTATAAAAATAGACCAATTTTAACCGAGGCTAATAGGGCTATAGAATATGCATACTCATCATGATGACTGATATTTCGACGTACACGGCCATCAAAACGACTGGAAATCTCCGTTTTGTTGGAAAATTTAAACGATCTACGCCTAGGACGCGATGGAATATCGAACCTAAAATTCGAGGAATTTACATTATTTCAGCGGACGGCATTCCATTCTACGTTGGAGAGAGTTTAGTATGCATGAGAAATCGTTTCATAAGTCATAAATATTCGATACGAAATCCAGAGTATCGTGGCGAAATAACAGGAAGAATCGTCAAAGAAAAAGGTTTACAAGATAGCGTTTTTAGTATAGAATGCTTGTATGGAGACGACTTAGGAATTTATTCTCGAAAGGATAATCTGGTCGTTGAATACCTTTTACAGTTAGGATATTTGAAATAGTATGTCATATGCATTATATATTGATGCCATCCGAAATCCTCCACCCGATGACGGAATAAACTGGAAAATAGCCAGATCGGCTCCTGAAATTTTCGATATTTTAAAGGAATTCGGAAATCCTACGTTATTTAGTATTTCCGACGTCGACGATTTAAATCCCGACAATATGCGTATCGCTGAATCTTTGATCAAACTGGATTATGATAATTTTAACGGTTTCAACATTGATCTTTTCTATCAACACGGAAATCCATCTAAGTCTGATAAGACGGTCGACGGATTTTTGTCTAGTTATTGGTTATCAAAAACACTATGAATTTTAAATCTCAATCCACGGTATCGGACATATTTGAATCTTTTCTGAACGTTCTTAGTGTCACTGTCACAGATGATTTTATTCGTTATGCTGATGGCGAGTACGCCTCAGGCGGATATTCGAGCAGACTGAATATTGATGCTCTACTTCTCGAGTATGTGATGATCACCAATAATCTTGTTCGTCCCCCTGAACATTTCGCACATGATTTTATCATCGAAAAGAACGGAGATAGATTTCTCATCGACGTCAAAGAGATAAATTCTGTCTATTTCAACATAATGTCTCAAGATAAACTGAATAAGTATAAAAGGAGAGTTGATGATGGAACACTCACCCACTTCCTGATGTACTCAGATAACAGAGACAAGTCTAGATTGCTGGAGACTGGAGACAAGATAAAATTCGCCTTCATCGATTTCCTTCTGGCTAAAGACGTGTTATGCTCCGTACAAAAATCCCACATACATCCCGGAAGTTTTTATTATAGGATACAAAAATGAAATTTAGTGAAAAGCCAGAAATGTGCGCTCGAAGATCTCCCGTCGACTTTCTGAAGGAGGCTGGAGAATTACAGACGAAAAAATCTAACGATTATCAGAACCCAAATTCTAGTATCAGGCAAGCGGACTATTATCCGCGAGGTTGCGCCTCAATTTTGGATACGATAAACGGAAAAGTTCTAAGGATGCGGTCAGTCCTAGAG